TTAATGCACATTCGATGAGCGATAATCGTCATCTTCCCGGCTATCGCGCAACCGTAGCATTGGGTTTTGCCGATAGAACTGGAAGAACCTCTGCCATAATGCGGGAAAACGCGGTGCAAACAATTCGGGAGCGCTGAAAAAATACTCGGATAATACGGCAAAACATTCGGCAGGATCGGTCGCAGCATATGCATCTATACTGCATGCGGTTTCACCCACCAGATCGATTTCGTCCTGAATGTTGTTCATTGCCGCATGCAGATCGTGTTCCCAGTTTGCAATTTCTCGCAAAGGGATTGCCGGGACGCCGCTGGCGCGATCACCATTACGCATATCAAGTTTATGCGCCACTTCATGGATAATCAGATTAAAGCCGGAGGCATCGAAGGAATCCTGGATATCGAGCCAGTTCAGGATGATCGGACCTTGCTGCCAACTCTGTCCGGACTGAACTACGCGTTGATTATGCACCAGCCCAATATCATCTTCCCACTCGTCATCCACGACAAATGGGGCAGGGTAGATGAGCACTTCGTGAAAACCATCAAGCCACTCAATACCCAATTCCAGTATGGGCAAACAGAAAAGCAAAGCTATACGCGCACTTTTCAGTGGGTCCAGTTCAAATCCCTGAAGGGCAACTAACCTTTTTTGTTGTAAAAAGCGTTCGGCCAGGGCGATCAGTCTGGCTTGTTCTTGTTCAGTGAGATTCACCAGAAGAGGAATTGCCAGGGCATCATCCCAGGGCCACTCATCATTACGGATTGTTTCTTGTTCTTTCCAGGGCCACTTAATCATCGTTTTGCTCGCAAACTCGTCACTTGAACGAAATTGACGGAACTGGGTCTGTTAAAATGCCAAATTACCTGGCATCATGGCAACCGCCAGAACGGAGAGATGCCAGAGCGGCTGAATGGACCGGTCTCGAAAACCGGAGTAGGGGCAACTCTACCGGGGGTTCAAATCCCCCTCTCTCCGCCACTATTCAAACACTTAGCTCAATTCCTTTCAACGACTCATGTCACACTTGGTATAGTGTTGGTATATTCACTTGGTATAAAACTCGCCATCATCATCTTCTGATTTGCCCAAGACTGGAAGATCCAATGTGGGAGAAATTTTCACTTTTCTGTCATAAACCACAACCTGGCTTTCAGTTTTGTGACCTGAGAATAGTTGTTTGTCCTTACTCGAGCCTTCGTAATCAGATATCCCCTTGGCTTTGAGATCATGAAAAGTACACGGCAGTTTTCTATCTAGTTTTTTTCCTGCTGCTTCCCTTGCGGTTTCCCACAGATCGTTAAACCCACTTTTCGAGTATTTAGTTTTTTTGCTGCTACAGATAACCGTTTCCCGCCCACCCAGAGTTTTTGCAAGTTCGATGGCGTTATGAAGCCGTTCAGTCCAGACTTTTATTTGTTTAGTCCCGGTCTTTCCCTGCTGGATAAAAATGCCTTCCTCGCTTACTTGCGACCATTTGAGAGAAAGAACATCCGAAACGCGAGCCGCACATAAGTAAGATATCTCCATGCCAACCCGGAGAGCTGGTGCCGCCTCTTCATAAATTGCCTGATATTCTTCGTCTGTCACGTACACGTCACGGGCTTTTAAAGAGAACTTGCGTACTCCTTTGCACGGATTTCCTTTCACATACCCTCGTTCATATCCCCATGAGAAAACACGCGACATCCCGCCGAGTTCTTGGTTTGCCTGGTTAATACTGCGTTGGCCACGTTTATCCATATAGATCCTGACCATCTCAATTTTTATGTCATCTGCTCGCATATTCCCGAACACTAGAACCAGGTTTTTTTCATACGACCTGTAATCAGTCTGCGTTCGTGGAGCCAGTTCAGCAAAAGCTGGGCTGCTGGTGAATAACTTCCATAATTTAGAAAATGTCATTACGTCTGAGCGCTTGGCTTTTTCTTCCTCATAACGCGCCCATAGCCGGGACATACTCGTCCCGGTAATAGGTGCAAGAGTTACGCTTTGTTTTGTTCCTTTTGGCTTCCACACATAGCTATAACGGTTTTTAGTTACGCGTGGCGGGAGGTGCTTGTCTTTAGGATCTTTTCTTGGTCTGCCCATTGATTGCGTCGTAATTTGGCTCAAGTGCAACATATTCATCGACCTTAGGTAATTCAGAAACTCCGGGATCAATACTTCTGCGCAATACAATTGGGCGGTTCCGCCCATCAGTGGTGAACGGTATGCCGTGACACCGCAGCTGTCGCTGCTGGTGGGTGTAGCGCTGATAGCCAGTAATTTCTGCAATTTCCTGAGGAGACAGTGTAAGTTCGTGCATAGCTCATCTCTCTGATGGCCTGCCTGTAGAAACATACCAGGCAGGATCCGTAAATTGTGAAATTAGAAAATCAGTTTGCAGTCAGGCGTTGCCAGATTGCAGAGACGTATTTGACCTGATGCCGGGCGTCAGAAAGCGCATTGTGCATTTCGCCTTCAAACGGGATGTCGAAGCGTGGATTGATACCGACAGATTTACCCAGCTCGACCATGGTCCTTACGTCCCTGTCATTCCAGAACGGAACAGCGAAGGGGGTATCTGTTAACGCGTATGCGCGGCGAAGAATGACGTTATCAAACGAGCATCCATTACCCCACATCTGAATGGTGTGACTACCGTTAGCAGCATTTTCAGCAATAAAGTCAGCCAGAAGTTCGAGAGTCTCAAGCAGCCCCATGGCTTCATCAACAAGAATGGCAGAGCGGGCTTCAGATGATTGTTTCAGCCACCACTGAATTGTAGAGGCATCCGGTTTCATGCCAAACGACATCGATGACTCCAGACTGACAACCTGGTAAAACTCGGCACCAGTGTTACCAGTTGAAGGATCAAAAAATACAGCGCCAATAGAGACTATTGGGGCATCAGGACTGTTGCCCATAGTTTCCATATCAACCATCAGGTGAGTATAAAAAGCGTTCAGGGTATCCGTATCAATATGGTGAACGGGTTCATTATTCAGGGAAGCTGACGCGTCACCAGTTGCATCAGCGCTTTTAACTGGCAAAACTGCTGTTTCGCTCTGAGACACTTCAGGATTAGCTTTGATTTCGCTGTTGTCAGTTTTTTCCATCTGCACATCGCTGGTGGTTTCCTCGGTATTGGCTTGATGTAATTTTTCTTCGACGGCGCGCTGGCGTACCTGGTCTGCGACAGAAAGCGCTGGCGCCGGCTGGTTACCCATCAGGCCATCAATGGAGAAAACACCGTTGCCCATGTTGGCGATTTCTGGTTGCTCGGTTATTGCCTTCTGTTCAGCTGTGGACTTCTCTTTAATCTCGTTTTCCCAGCTTTTTTCTGGTACGTGACCGGCTGCCGCCAGGGTTTCTTCAGTTGGGTGCTGGTGGTCGGTTTCAGTCAGGTTTTTGTTGATGTAACGGCTCAGCAGTTCCGGGAAATGGTGAGTGTTTTCTTCTGCACTACGAATAAGCGCGAAAATAGCGGCGCGGGAATAATCCAGAATGCCAGCGCGTTTGCGCAGGGCGGCGGACCACTCTTTGAACGGGCTTTCGTTTTTAGAAATGATCTCTTTTGCACGACGGAAAACGCCACCAGGAATATCGTAGATGTTGAAATCCATTGGAAGTGTGGCCAGCGCAATATCAATGTCCAGAGTGTCCAGCGTGTGGACAAGTTCCGGGTTGCGATCGGTCCCATTGCCGCCGCCAGCGTTGGTTCCGGAGTCAGTGCGCTGAATCTGCGACACGCGATTGCCTTTACACCACTCTTTAACCAGCAGCCCACGGTCAATGTGTTCAGTGTTGAACCAGGCCTTAAAGAACTGAATTACGGTAGACAGATCCACTCGTTTACCATCAACCGGGAAAATAGTTTTTAGCGCGCTGACAATTTTCCAGATATCGATCTCTGGCGCTTTCTTGAATGGTTCTACATTCTCGGCGGCAAGCAGCAGATTTTGCACGTAGCTGTTATCCACATCCAGCTCAAGTTCCTGAATGGTTTTCTTCTGTTCAGTATCAATATGGTAAGCATATTCATCAGAAATAAACTGAGCCAAAAGGCGCTGGCGTAGCGGGAGAGTCGCAACGGTAATGAGTTCTGGCGTTACAGGTGGAACGGTGGGCTCATCACCCACAATTCGTGCTTTCTTATCGTTAACCCACTCCTGCACGGTTTGAGTCCGCGCTTTCGGTTCCGCAATCCATTCGGTAATAAATTCCTCAAATGAAGCAATGGTATAGACCTGCTCACGGTCGAAGACTTCTTTTATTGCGTTTGCCAGGTTCCACTCGACATGAGCAGAAAGCTCTTTCGCCGCTGGCACATTTGCAACGGCCAGTAACAGGTTTTGTATATAGAGATCATTTTCGTCCAGTTCCATTTGTCCGATCTGGACGTGCCGCGCTTCACTGATTTCCTTCTCTTCACCGTCATTTAACAGGTGCGCAATCAGCCGCTGAGACAGGCGCAGGCGAGATATGGGGCGGAGCAATGCTGGCGCATCGCTGGTGGGTACATTGGCACTGGAGGTTTCAGGTTTTTGCTGGCTGGAAGCCTCCAGATTTTCATTATCCGGCTTCTGTTTCAGTTGCCACGTTTGCTGGTCTTCTGCCAGTTCGTAACGATCGCACCATGTGTCATCAAGTGTGCTTTCCTCAGGAAGATCGTCAACAACAAACCAGTTGGTGCGGACAGGTAATTGATAGTCGGCGCCACGACCGACGGCAATATCGTTATCTTCGAGAATATTGAGGATTTCGCGTTCTGCACGGGAATCTGATTTCGCAGAGAACCAGCAAAACAGGTTTTTTGCCTCAGTTGCTTTCGCTTTGGCTTTAATAAGATACGCATACGTTAACATTGCGTTCGGGCTCCATAGGATTGTAAGATACCCGGCAGCTGATGATCGCCGCCTAAGGTAGTGGTTATTGGTCAAAACTCGTTCCGGAAAGCTTTGGTCGGCTGACCGGGTACTTAACCCGCCTTGCGCGGGTTTTGTGCTTTATGGGGTAGGGGATTTTCCCTGCGCCAGCTTTGCGACGGGGACCCACTCCAGAGCATTCAGCACGGGTTCAAATGAATCAGGCGTGTGAGTAACGGCGCGAACAACGTCAGCCACACTGGGGTTTGCTTTGCTAAGATGGTACCCGCCACCGGCGCCACGCTGACTGGTAACAATTTCACTGCTGCGCAGCTTCGAGAAAATCTGCTCGAGGTAAGACACAGACAGCTTTGATTCCTTGCTGATTGATGCGATGGAAACCGGACTGCCGTTGTAAATCCTGTTGAGGATGGCAACGGCCTGAACTGAAGCCACCACACGTTTCATTCCAAACTCCATCACGCATCCTTTGCCGGTTCGCGACCGTATCCAGGGTTATCGTTCAAGGCATCACTCAGAACCTGCATTGCCTCATTGTGTGGGAGAGTCAGAGCAAGTTTGATCGCCGTTCCAAGAGCTTCAGCCGCACATTCAAATTTACGAGCGAGCCTGGCTGTTTCATCAACTTGTTCGCCCATCGCTTCTATTTCAAAGTTGTGCTCTGTCCAGACTTCATCCATCACATCACTTTCAACTTCTTCACGTAATGCTTCTTTAACTTCCAGAACAGGCAAAACGCCGATTAATGCCTCAGCTGGTGCGCTGCTGAAGCGCAATGCCAGATCGTTAGCTGACATAAAAACCTCCGGAAAAAAGCCCGCCACGGGACGGGCAAAGAACACTTTTCCAATTTAACCAGAACAGGTCTTCGTCTCCTGTTTGGTTACGATGGTGGTATTACCATCACAATGCCCTGTGCACCGGGCATGAGGCTGGCAACAGCCATTGGTCAAACTCGTTATGAACGAACTGCAGTCTGTTGGTCGGCAGACGGGTCGCCCTTCTGGGCGAGCATGTAGCAAATCAGTCGAATGATTACTTCAATGCGATTTAGATGTACGGCCTGACACCGCACTGGTTTACGTGCGAAATCGATCATGGATTTATCCTCTTGCGTTGCCCTTGTCGCCAGGCTGGCGGAACGTTGAACCTGCTGCGTGTTAATACTTGTCATCTCATCCGGTGATTCGTATGCCGCCGGCAGCTACTTCGTGGGCGTCCTGCCTCGATGACTGTCTTTGTGTTGGGAATAGTATTATCGATTGAATCGATATATGTCAAATTAAATCGATATCAATGCGTGTGAACAACTCACCGATCAGTTTATCGGATTGATTTCGCGTGCTTTATGAAGGGTACAGGAGTGGAGGGGCTACTCGTTACTGGGGATTATCTTTCGTTTTTTTAGGTAAGCAGTAGCTACATCATCAAGCTCTTGCAGTCGCAGTTCGATCAACTTAACTATCTTTTCTCTCTCATCGTCAGTGGGCAAAAGCTCAAATTGCTCCAATAGCTTTTGTTCCTGGGCCGACTGAGGTTGACGTTTTTTTTCTGATGTTATGGCAGGAATAGTGTCAGCTTCAGTTTCTTCAAGAAAAAACCAATAGAGTGGATAGCCTGTAGCGGACTGTAGCCTATCTAGAATGTCAGCTCTTGGAAGTATATTAGAGTTACACCAGCCATTTACTGACTGGGCTTTTACTCCCAGTCTGCGTGCAAGTTCCGATTGAGATATTCCAAGATCATGGATGGCTTTTTGTAATCGCTTTCCGAAGTTCATATTCCTAGCCCGCTCAAAAACATACATCCGATTATACAGATTTTATCTGTAGCTCAACCTATCGATATAATTTGACGATATCGAAATAATTTGATTTACTCGTTTCACGTTCACTACTCGAGATAAATCAATGAAGCTCACAACACAAAAGAAAATGTTAGCCATATGCAGTCAGGCAGAACTGGGGCGCCGTCTAAATCGGCGAGCTCAAACAGTTAATGGATGGTTCAAGAAAAAGGTACCCGGCGAGCTTGTTGTTCGCGTATCCAAAGCTCTCAATTGGCAAATTACACCACACGAGTTGCGACCGGACCTTTATCCAAATCCCACTGATGGTTTACCTCAAAAGGAGGCTTAATCATGCAATCAGTAACATATCAACATCATAGCCAACGCTTAGCTGTTCCGTTGAAAACGCAAAATCATTTTAAACCCCAGCGCCGCGACAGCATTCAGCACCGCGTCATATTGGCAGCTGTTCGTGAATGGGAATCGACATTACCAGGACAGGCACAGGAGCGGATCGCTCAGCTGGTGGCTGAAGAGTGGGCCAAAGCAGATGGTCGCGGAATTGCTGTTAATAAACAGAATTTATTCCGATATCTGAAAAACGAAGGAGGGTCAGAAAAGTATACGGCTTACGTTATGCAGCTGTCAGGTTCAATCATTGCTGCTATGCCAGTTCAGATTGCCAGGAAGCACGGGTTAAGTAATGCGAGCACAGAAGCGGAGCTGGTGGCCAACGCTATCAAAGAATGCAGTGAGGCACATCAGGCGAAATTAATCGGCGCTCCGTTACAGAAACTGGAGAAGGAAATTCGTGAAGCAGCAATCGCTTTGTTCAACATGTTACCAGCTGATGCGGCGGGACCACTACTGGCGAGTTTAAGCGCCGTAGCGCCGCAATTGTTTTAATCGAGTTTTGAGCAATAACCATTACGCGCCGGGAAACCGGACAAGGGAGTAACCATGGCAGCTCTGCCTTACATGCAACTTTACATTGCTGATTACCTGGCGGACACCATGCATCTGTCTACAGAAGAGCATGGCGCATACCTGCTACTGATGTTCAATTATTGGCAAACAGGTCGCCCAATCCCCAAAAACCGACTATCGAAAATTGCACGGCTGAGTAACGACCGTTGGGATGCCGTTGAACCTTCGTTGAAAGAGTTTTTTAACGATAACGGTACCGAATGGGTACAGGAGCGTATAGAGCGTGATCTGGAGGCGGTTAAAAACTCAATCAGCCAAAAGTCAGCAGCTGGAAAAGCATCCGCTCAGGCGAGAAAAGCTAAAAAAGGAGCGAATAACCAACAAAATAACAACGGGTGTTCAACGGGTGTTGAGCTGCCGTTGAAACAGAACGCCAACGGAAACCCAACTAATAAAGATCCAGATACAGATACAGATCTAAAAGAAAACCAAGAGAGAGAGTTATACGCGCCAGGTGGCTTTTTACCTCCCATAGGCAAATTTCCGATTACAGATGACTGGACACCTGGTGATGACTTTGTACGCCAGGCTGCGCAGTGGGGAATAAATCTTGGGGATCTACCAGGGTATACCGCCGTCGAATTACAGCAGTTCCGGGACTACTGGAAATGCGAAGGGAAAGTTAAACATCACATCCAGTGGGAACAGACTTTTGCTTCCAGCCTGAAAACATCACGCGCCAAATCTTCCTCACCATCGGCAGGTACACGTCGACAGGCTGGCTTTGGCGTTTCACAACCTGACACTCAGATCCCGCCGGGATTCAGGGGGTAATGATGAAATCGACGCATGATTTGCTTGGCCGTCTGCGTAATCTCATGCCTGCAGGTGTTCAGCCGAAATTTACCAGCAGTCAGGAGTTAATGGCCTGGCAGCAGGAAGAAGGGCGAAAGCGCGCAGCTGAGCTGGAAAAACAAAATCAGCGTAACCGTTCAGAAAGGATTTTTGGGCGCTCAGGGATCTGCGAGTTGCACAGGGGGTGCTCATTTGCAAATTACCAGGTGAGCAACGACGGGCAGAAACACGCGCTGACGATGGCAAAGAGCTACGCCCATAACTTTGGGAATGGCTTTACCAGTTTTATATTCAGCGGCAGTTGCGGAACAGGGAAAAATCATCTTGCCGCGGCAATCGGGAACTACCTGCTTCAGCACGATTATTCCGTTCTGGTCGTGACAATACCTGATTTGATGCTTCGCACCCGCAAGTGCTATGACGAGGGCCAGTCTGAGTCCGATTTGCTGGATGATTTGTGCAAGGTTGATTTGCTTGTTCTTGATGAGGTTGGTGTTCAACGTGATACGCGCAATGAGTGGGTATTACTTAATCAGATAATCGATCGCCGTATGGCGTCAATGAAACCAGTGGGGGTACTTACAAACCTGAATTATGACGAATTATCAAAAGTTCTGGGTGAGCGGGTCATGGACCGCTTAACCATGGATGACGGTATCTGGGTAAATTTCGCCTGGGGAAGTTATCGAAAAAATGTGACCCACTTACGGGTCGTGAAGTAACCAAAACGAGTATTGACCAATGACCATAGAAATCTCTCAGAAAGATCGGGTAGCGATAGTGGTACGCCATACCCCGAACTGCGTATTACGTGATGTGTGTGAAGCGCTGGATATTCCATCCGGTACCGCTGGTAAGTTTCTGCGCGCGCTGACTGTCAGCGGCACAGTCCTGCGCACTCACAACGGAACTCAGTATGTTTATAACATCTCTCCGGATGCAGAATTACCTGACGTAAAGCTGCCCTTCATGGAAGAGAAAAGCGATCCGGCTGAAACGCAATTAGCGGAGAAAATGGCGAAAGACCTTAAGTCACGGGGACTCTGGCGGCGCGCGGCAAAGGTATATACCGACATGTTAGACATTGCCCGTAGTTCAGCTGAAGTGTCACGTATAGCGCAGCAACGTAATGAATGTCTACGTATGGCCCGGAGATGATCAGCATGCCAAGACCAAATACACCAGAAGAGCAGGCGGCACTTATTCGGGTGATCATTGAAGAGGTGAAAATCCGTGGACGCTTAACCGTTAGCGAGGCATCACAGATGTTGTCGCTGCATCGTCAGACTGCTGAGAAGTATTTCCGCGTCGCAGCCGAACGCGGCGAACTCATTCGTTACGGTCGTCTTGGTTTGTTCAGGGATCGGAAGGCTGTGATTGATTTCGATCTCCAGCGTTTTTCATACGGATCGAGTAAACCTGTTATTGAGTTACCTGCAGATTTTCGGGGAAGTGCAGTTATGCGCCGGGTTATAGATATCGTGGGGAGGATGCCAGCATGACAACCGAAAAACGGCGGAACATGGCTTTCACTACTCGACGTTGAGCATGTCCTGCTAGTGGTAGGCGTAAGATTTAAGGATGAGTGAAGGAACCTCAACTTTACGGCTCTATCTGATTCCTTTTCATTACGCTGGCGATGTCCTCATGGTTATGCTTATCTGTAATAAGAATGATATAAATAGATTAGGTATTATCATTTGAACAGTCACGATTTTCCTTTCGCGAAGTGGGCATTGAATTAACGAGGGTATCGATATGAACACTCAACCAGCTATCGGGATTAGCGGATGCTTGACCGGAACAGCTGTGCGGTTCGACGGCGGCCATAAACGAATGGGGTTTGCGATGGATGAACTGGCTCAGTGGGTAACTTTCAAGCCTGTCTGTCCGGAGATGTCCATTGGTTTATCTGTTCCCCGCCCAGCATTGCGCCTGGTTCAAACCAATGAAGGTTATATTCGCATGCGTTTTAGTCACGAGCCTGGTGAGGATATAACTGACAAAATGACTGAATTCACAACTCCATATATCCGAGGGCTTAGCACCTTGTCTGGCTTTATTGTCTGTGCCAAATCACCGAGTTGCGGTATGGAGAGAGTGAGGTTGTATGACGAAATGGGAAATCGTGGGCGGAAAGAAGGCACGGGCCTTTTTACTGGTGCGTTAATGGAAGCATATCCGTGGTTGCCGGTTGAGGAAGATGGACGTTTGCACGATCCGGTACTGAGGGAGAATTTTGTCGAGCGCATCTTTGCTCTCAATGAACTTAACATCTTAAGGGCTAATGGCCTTACGCGTCATGGGATACTTAGTTTCCATAGTCGCTATAAGCTCCAGCTTTTGGCTCATAACCAAGCAGGCTATCGTGAAATTGGGCCTTTTGTTGCTTCGATGCATGAGTGGAATGATTTGGAAGCATTTTTTGTTCTTTACCGAGAAAAGTTAATGGCAATCCTCAAGAAGCCGTCCTCACGGAAAAACCATACCAACGTGTTGATGCACATCCAGGGATACTTCCGTAACCAGTTGAATACACGTCAGCGCGGAGAACTGCGTGACGTTATTCTCAACTATAGCAGTGGACTCTTGCCGATACTCGCTCCACTTACTTTGCTAAAGCACTATCTGGCTGAATATCCAGATCGCTATTTGCTTACTCAGAACTATTTTGACCCCTACCCGAATGATTTAGCCCTACGCCTGATGGTTAATTAGTTTTTGAATACAGCCTTTAAACTATTTAATCTCTGGATCTTTAACCCGCTCCGGCGGGTTTTTTCTTATCTATACAGTGTTGCCACTCAGATTTAGTGAATCCCTAATGCTAGGAAAAGCTCAGTGTATACAACGGCATGGCTTTGGCAAAAAGTGCTATTAACCACTTGAATATGAGATTCAATAGGTATACTGTATTAATGTACAGTATTTTGATGTAGAGGGAATTATGAAGGTAGAACTTACGATCAACAAATCAAAAGACCTGCCGCGCGGAGCCATACCCGCACTTGAGAAAGAGCTGCTTAAGCGACTTCAGAATCAATATGGAAATTGTTCTCTAGTTATCCGCACGGCTGGCGGTGATAGCTTGACAGTTTTTGGTGGCGATAAGGGCGATAAAACGAAGGTGGAGGAAATCCTCCAGGAGACCTGGGAAAGCGCTGACGACTGGTTTTATTAGTTTTTTGGGTATTACTTTATCCCGATTGCATGGGGGAGTTTAAGTGAAAGAAAAAGTAGAATTGCCCAAAAAAGGCTACGCAGTCATCAGATGTCACGATGGAGTCATCGTTGCCAGGCTGCAATCATTTCCTGAGTGTGAGCGCGCCCTGATGTATCGTCGCGGTAGCATGGTGTCTTTCATGCCTCTTCAGGATAATGAAATTATTGGTACACCTACGTTGTTTACTCAGATGCTGGAAAGGGCTGGTTATCGCGTTACTCAGAATTCTGTTACACTCCCGTCATAGGCCTGAACAACCTATACCTGCTGCGCCACAGGAGAAAAGCCCATGGCGCAAGATCAATTCAAGCAATCCCACATACTGACGTTAACTAACGCCAGCGATTTTCTTTTTACCGCATCCAGAGGTGCGTTATGAAGAAAAGCTGGTTTCAACATACCCAACTCACCACTGAGCAGGCTGACGAACTGGAAGCCCGCTATCACGCAAAGCAGATTAAGACCGAGCGTAGTCTGGATAATGACTTCGTTCACTGGACGATCAGCGCGTTCTTGCCAGAAGTATCTAAGCCTCCGCGTCAGGACAGAACCTGGCAACAACGGATCTGGAGGTGAATGTGAAAGTCTACGATATCACCCCAATGGGCAAGCCCAGGATGACTCGCGCTGATAAATGGAAAAAGCGCCCCGAGGTTCTGCGTTACCGGGCTTTCTGTGATGAAGTTCATCTGCAGGGTGTTGAGCTGCCGGAAAGCGGTTCGCATGTCACCTTCATTCTTCCTATGCCAGCGAGTTGGAGCAATAAGAAACGGACTGAGTTCAACGGTAAACCACACCAGACAAAACCTGATTTTGACAACATGATGAAAGCTCTGATGGATGCCATTTACGAAGATGACGCTCACATCTGGGATTCACGCGTCACAAAATTATGGGGAGAGAAGGGACAAATAATTATCGGAGAGATTGCAGAATGAGGGCGCTGCTGAAGCCGGTGGTTGCGCGTGAGCTTGGAATTGTGCTGCTCAAGCCGGGCAGTAAGCTGATGTCATTATTCAGTTGTGAACGTGTGCTGGTGGAAAGCCAGCCGGCAGGTATGGAACGGTTGCCTGCTGGCCGTGTTCCTGACGTTCGCCAGCCGCTTGCGTGTGACGAGTCGCTGCGACCGTTCTTCCTGGATGAAAAAGTTATTAAGGTTGCTGGTGGTTTGAGTGGCCTTGATTACTGGCTTCTGCGTTATGGCGGTAGCTGCTGCCAGTGGCCACACAGCGATTACCATTATCACGAGTTAACCACTCTGCGTCATGAACCCGGATCGGTTCTTCTGTGTGGACATTGTGATAACCATTTGCGTGACCATTACAGCGAACAACTTGCAGAGCTGGCGAGATGTAATGTTATTAGCTGGATTATCAACAGCATCATGGTGGCACTGAATCAGGATCCTTCCAGAGAACTGTCGCTGGCGGAGCTATGCTGGTGGGCGGTGCGTATGGGGGTTACCGACGCAATTCCCGAATCAGTAGCCAGTCGGGCGCTTCGTATTCCTTCGGAAGATCATCAGTCAGTCATGCATGAATGCGACGTCGAGCCGGGTGTAACCGCCACCAGCATCATTACAGCCAAAGCCAGCACAGTAACCGTGAACATGCCACCAGCGCAGGTGCCTGAGGTTAAGCCTGTAGTTGGTGTTCTGGTCGACCCTGAGTCCCCGCAAACCTATATGAAACGTCCAAAGCGTATCCGTTGGACGGCCCCCCGATATCTGGAATGGATTAAAACACAGCCCTGCGAATGCTGCGGCAAACCATCCGATGACCCACACCATTTAATTGGCTGGGGGCAGGGAGGTATGGCAACGAAGGCGCATGATATTTTCGCGATCCCTTTGTGTCGTCAGTGCCATACAGAACTACATAACGACCCGGTGAAGTTTGAGCGAAAGCATGTACCTCAGCCGGTAATGATTATCAGAGTGCTGGACCGGGCTTACGGGCTCGGTGTTCTGGCGTAAGGAGAAAAACAGGATGACACCACGTCAACGCCGCAATCATTTTGAAGCACTTGGTAAAGCAGCATCTGCGCCGCGTAAAAGTTGGCTCGGTAAATGTATCCTCCTGACGGGGATCCAGTCCGGATGGATTAAATCCCTGCTCACTACCTGGGGGGAAGGTGTGGGAGGAAAAACTGCTCCTCGTTTGCCGCGAGGACATGCGTGTTGGAATGTGCTTAAGGGACGGAACTGGTCAGATAAGGCACTCGAGCGATTCACCGTTGCGTTAAATCAGGCGAGAGAAGAGGGATTCCGTGGACAGCAGGCAATGAACAGGGCACACAGCATTCTCTGGCCCCAGTCACCCGCCAGTGTAATTGACGAGGCCCTGCATAGTGACGATGTCGATTTTGTTGAGCAATGCGTACTGCAGGCGCTGGATATAAACGATCCGGTTTATGTTGTTGGTCTTCAGTATTACACCACCCGAAAAAAAGTCTCAGACATAACCCGGGAACTGCAGGCGATTGCGCCATGGCTGACACAAGAAAAGGCCAGAGAGCGAGTGAAGTGGTGTTTACAGATTTTCAGAGCAAAGGTGTTCTTGTCAGCGAAAGCACTTTTGGAAAGCAAGGAATAATATTTTTGCTTTTTTGTGCTGTTTTTTGTGTCTGGTATTGAAAACTACCCAGAAAGTTAGATAATCCATTCATGCTTGGCAGAGCTGCGCCACGATGGCAGCGACGAAAAGCGAACAATTTGAATATAACGAGAACCCCGCCAGCGCGGGGTTTTTGCTTTCCGGCGATACGACAGGGGTATTCGCGAGGTGTATTACACCAGTACCCCTGTCATATCGCCGTGCTGAATCGTTAACTTGAAAACAAGTTCTCACAACGCTCCAGTGCTTTTTCGTTTTTAACTCAAAGGAAAAATGGTTGGGGGTAGCTGCTAAACGTAGACATCAATATTTTTAGTATTATTCCCTGCAACGTTCGAACCTGATTTGTCACTTACCGTAGGTAATGCTCCCGATACCATTTGGTTTTTTTCTGCTTCTTGTTTTTGTAATTGAGCAATTTTTGCGTATATAGACTCGATTTGCCTTTGAATCATTTCCATCTGCTGTTTAAGCAGTTTTGCCTCATCTTCGGAAGTTACTTCATTTATTTTTGAACCCATGGCGCTGAGCTCTTTTGTCAACTCACCAATTTGTTTTTTCAGGTTTTGAATTTGTTGTGAAACAGAGTTGCCAGTACTTGAAGGTGCTTGTTTTACTGTGCTTTGCAGTATGTCCTGACTCAAAGTGCTAACTGTCATACTCATGGTGGTTCCTCCGGGCTTACATTTATTACCCATTATCGTCATCTTTCGAAATTACTTTATTAGCAAAGGTTAAGTTGTGGCTTCCTGCACCACAGCATTATTTGTACCACTCTAAACTATCTGCTGAGTATCGCGGAGGAGCTTATGAAAGAAGGTTACTACTGGATTCAGCATGTCGGTGTTGTACAGGTGGCGTACTACACGAATGACACTGTTGATGATCTGGAAACGGGTAAAACAATCACAGGTGTCTGGCATCTGACCAGAGGCGATGACATTTGTCATAACGGTGAAGCAGAGGTGTTTGAAGGTCCTCTTACTCCACCTATATAAACAACCGCACTTACTTCGAGGCAGCCGCATGGTGGCCTTTTCCATTTCGGGCTCACGGGTATCACTCTCTACGTGCTTTGTTGATAAATCAAGCCCGTGAAGTCTGATCCTTTTAGAATAATAGTGCTGTTTGATTGCAGGTTTTTCTTATTGGTTCTAAAGTTATAGAGCATCTAGTAAAAGCTCTCGTTTTGACGTAATTGTGATGAATCCCCCTAAGCGGAGGGGTGAAACTGACAGTAAACAAAGTCATGGAATGACATGCTTAGTGCACACGGGTCATGGTTTGTCAGCCAAAGGTCCACCGGGAGGCACCCGGCATCACGTTAATCAAAATACTTCTTTTCAGGCCCACTCCATGGAATGGGCCTTTTTCTTGCATTTTGATAGTGTAATTCTAGCTAACGGAATGTCATCTAAGCGCGTGGCGATTCATTTCTTATCGAACTACAAGTACAGGGCAACCAGCGTGTCGGACAACGGCGGCTGCATTCGATCCTAAGAGGTAGGTTGAAATGTCTGGACGATGTGAGGCAATAATGATTAAGTCAGCATCGATTGATTTAGCGAGATTAAGTATTTGATCCTTTGGTGACCCAGCGGCTGCATGTGTTTGGGTTTTTCCCGCAGGGATTTTGAATTGCTTCACGATTTCATCCAGTTTCAATAATGCAGCGTGCTGAATGTCTTTTAATTTTGGCATTTCTGCTGAATATGCCAGACCTAAAGATGAGTAATAAGGCAATGTGGGAACTACTGTTAGAAAATGTACTTTAGCAGTATTTAATACAGAATGAGCCTGAACATAGGGGATAACTTGCCGTGTTAAGTCAGTCTCAGAAACATCAATTGGTACTAAAATAGAGTTGTACATTTTAGCCATCCTGTTTGTTTTTTGTTCGGCAGGAAGTTTAGTATCTGGGACAAAAAAAAATGTGTCTTGGCTGGCAAAACTTACGAATTGGTACCTTCATACTATTTGCGCTTTCAATCTAATGATTCTGGGGGGCAGGATTCATTATGTAGGTATTGTTCAAGTATCAGAGTTGCTTAAGACTCCACTTACTCCATCAATGTAACAACCGTATTCATTTCGAGGCTGCCGCATGGCGGCCTTTTTCATATCAGGCTCACGGGAATCATCCGCTACGTGCTTTGTTGACAAATCCAGCCCGTGAAGCCTGAACCTATTTCCCTTCATTCCTGAGAGGACTCACAGCAATTAAGAGGGGGCTAAATGTCCGATCCGATTTCCGGTACTGGGCTGGCTGGTGGTGTCCTGACGGGGGCCAGCGTCTATGGATTTCTTTCCGGAACCGATTACGGCGTGGTATTTGGCGCATTTGCCGGGGCTGTATTTTATATAGCAACGGCTGCGGACCTTAGCGCAGCACGTCGGCTGGCGTATTTTGTCGTGTCCTACATTGCCGGGATCATCTGCTCAGGGCTGGTTGGTTCAAAGCTGGCTGACTGGACTGGTTACAGTGATAAGCCTCTGGACGCTATCGGAGCCGTAATCGTTTCTGCTTTAGCTGTCAAAATCCTGACGTTTCTGAATAACCAGGATGTCGACTCGCTGGTGGCGCTGATAACGCGCCGGGGAGGTTCAGGTGGTACTAAATGACCCGTCAGCAACTGTTAACGCGCTGCTCTGCGCAGGGGTGGTAATAACCCTGATGTTCTACCGCCGGGGTGATTCCCGGCATCGTCCGTGGGTATCGCGTCTGGCATGGTTGATCACTGTGACTTACAGTGCAGTGCCACTGGCCTATCTGTGCGGCATTTACCCTCATTCTTCATGGGCCACGATTGGGGCCAACATCATTTTCCTGTCCGTGCTGGTGGCCGTCAGAGGCAACGTTGCACGTCTGGTTGATCATCTGAGGCACTAATGAATCAACAACAATTTCAGCAGGCGGCTGGTATAAGCGCCGGATTAGCTGCGCGCTGGTTTCCGCACATTGATGCAGCAATGAAGGAGTTTGGCATCACTGCGCCGCTCGATCATGCGATGTTCATCGCGCAGATGGGGCATGAGTCCGGCGGGTATGAAAAGCTGGTGGAAAGCCTGAACTACGCAGCCGATCGTCTTGTTCCCGTATTCGGCAAGCACCGTATCACGGCACAGCAGGCTGCCGCGCTCGGCAGAACGGCAACGCAATCGGCAAATCAGAAAGCGATTGCTAACCTGGTTTATGGCGGCGAGTGGGGCAAAAAGAACCTGGGCAACCAGGTTGCCGGTGACGGGTGGAAATATCGCGGGCGCGGGCTGAAGCAAATCACAGGGTTAAGCAACTATCGCAAATGCGGTCTGGCGCTAAAACTTGATCTGGTTACGCAGCCGGAATTGCTGGAACAGGACGAAAATGCAGCGCGTTCCGCAGCGTGGTTCTTTGCCACCAGCGGATGCCTTGTGTATTCCGGCGATGTGGAACGTATCACGATCATCATCAACGGCGGTAAAAACGGTCTTGATGACCGCCGTCGTCGGTTCAATCTGGAAAAAGCCGTGCTGGTGTGAGGCTGCTATGGGAATTGAAATGATTATCGGGCTGGCCGCAGCGGTGATTGCCGTTATCGCTGGTGCTTTTGGTTTCGGCCATGCGCGCGGCACCAGTAAAGCGGAAGCCAAAGCAGACAAGCAGCGCACCGAAGAGAACGCAGCGGCGACCGTTGCGGTGGCAGAACGTAAAGCTGAAGTCACTAAAGAGGCCAGTAATGCCCAGCAGACTGTTAATCACATGCCTGATGACGACGTTGATCGTGAGCTGCGCGAACAATTCTCCCGCCCCGGTGGTGGTTGATACTGCGTGCAGTTGGGTGCGCATCATCTACCTGACTGACCACGATATCGATGTGCTGGATAAGCAGACGAAGCGCGACATCCTGGCGCATAACAAATCAGTGCAGGTTAACTGCAAGAAGGAGTCTGCCCGTGAACGCAGAGAACCTAAGTGAAGCGTATTACATCAATAACGAGATAAAAGAACTACAGCGGCTGAAAGGTATACTGGAAAGTGGTGCCGGGCTTGGTGTGACAATCCAGTCCGCCTATCAAGATAATGCCTTTCTTGAGGCTATACGCCCACATGCAGTGGCCGAACTTGACCGCCGTATTGAGGGAAAGAAAGCCGTGTTGGTTAATTTGGGTATCTCCTTCTCCTGATGTCACAGGCATTTAGTGAATGCCTGTGACAAAGCTAAATGGCATCAAGCATGCGATGATGATTGGTTAATAATTGAGCTATGCATGGTATAATAAACCCCATTCATTGAAAGGTTAACCACCATGTCATTTTTCGATTATGCAATGCAGCGTGTTGGGCTTGCAGCCAATATGACTGTCATGTGCCCGATATGCGGACATAAATCCATACACTCGACCACGAAAGTACGCCAGCAACAGGCGTTACTTTGCCCTAAATGTAAATCGCTGTTTGTCATTCACAGGTAGTGGGTCGCGATACAAATAACCCTAGGCCTCGCAATAGCGGGGCTTTTTTATGCACTCAAATGACAATATTTCTCATTTTCAAAAGGTACTCCTGGCGATTCTGAACACCGAGGGGGCGAGGACACGCGGAAAACGGCTAGTTTTTTGCATTTTATGGGTTTCATCATCATCCATTTAACCTCTTGATATTTCAGTCCTGATAATTTTCAGGATGTCGAAATGCCTATTTTTTGTTCACCATCATGGATAACGAACTGAAAAATTTCCGGCTGAACATCAATCAGCTGGCAGCCATCACCGATCTGCACCGCCAGACGGTCGCGAGCAAGCTCGCAAATGTTCAGCCGGCACCAGGCAGCAATCCGAAACTCAAGCTTTATGCCGTCACCGATATTCTTCGGGAACTGCTGACGCGCTCCACAGCACCGGACCTGGTGGACGTTGACAAAATGCTTCCACCTGATCGTAAAGCGTGGTTTCAGTCTGAGCGAGAACGGCTCAAGTTTCAGCAGGAAACAGGTGAGCTTATCCCTGCATCAGAAGCGACCAGAGAGTTTTCCTCCATGGCAAAAGCAATGGTTCAGGTGCTGGAGACGTTACCCGACATTCTTGAACGAGATTGCGCAATGACGCCCTCTGCGGTTGTCAGGGTGCAGCAGGTTATTGACGATCTGCGCGATCAGATAGCCCTCAAAGTTGAGCAGGCCGACTCACCGGAACAGGAGGATACGCCAGAAGAGGAGTAAGTCATGCGACAGGCCACGGCAGCGGAAGTCAGGCGTAACGCTTCCGCCATTCTCAAAGCCCCGCGCCGTATGCCTGTGGCTGAGGCGGTTCAAAAATTTATGCGCGTACCCATGGGGGCCGGTAACTCTGTACCGTGGGACCCTGCCGTCGCCCCTTATGTGATTGAGCCGATGAACTGCCTCGCGATGCGTGAATACGATGCGGTGGTGTTTGTTGGTCCAGCCCGAACAGGGAAAACCATCGGTCTGGTCGATGGCTGGGTTGTGTACAACATCGTCTGCGACCCGTCCGATATGCTGGTCGTACAGATGACGGAAGAGAAAGCGCGTGAACACTCCAAAAAACGTCTTGCCAGAACATTTCGTGTCAGCCCGGAAGTGGCAAAGCGGCTGAGCCCGTTACGCAACGACAACAACGTGCATGACAGGACCTTCCTTGCCGGGAACTATCTGAAGATTGGCTGGCCCTCCATCAACATCATGTCCTCGTCAGATTTTAAATGTGTGGCGCTCACGGATTATGACCGCTTCCCTGAGGACATTGACGGCGAGGGTGACGGTTTTACTCTGGCCTCCAAACGTACCACGACGTTTATGTCCGCAGGGATGACCCTGGTGGAGTGTTCGCCGGGCCGGGACATCCGTGACAGCAAATGGCGCCGCAAGTCTCCCCATGAAGCGCCACCAACGACAGGCGCGCTTTCTTTGTACAACCGTGGCGATCGCCGTCGGTGGTACTGGCCGTGCCCGCATTGTGGTGAATATTTTCAGCCGGAAATGTCGGCCATGACCGGCTACCGCGAAGAGCCAGACCCGGTAATAGCTAGTGAGGCGGCCCATCTGCTTTGCCCGCATTGCAACGGCATTATCACGGCAGACAAAAAACGCGAGCTGAACGGGGTGGGAGTCTGGTTGCGTGAAGGTCAGAGTATTGACCGTGACGGCAATATTTCCGGTGAGCCACGGCGATCTCGCATTGCATCTTTCTGGATGGAAGGCCCGGCAGCCGCGTACCAGACATGGGCACAGCTGGTGTACAAACTGCTGACCGCTGAGCAGGAGTATGAAGCGACCGGCAGCGAAGAAACCCTTAAGGCGGTGATCAATACCGACTGGGGGCTGCCTTACCTGCCGCGCTCTGCCAGCGAACAGCGACGCGCCGATGCGCTGATGCTTCGCGCGGAGGATTACGGTAAACGGCTGGTCCCGCCAAAAGTACGTTTCCTGCTGGCGGCTGTGGACGTCCAGGGCGGCAAAAAGCGCCGTTTCGTCGTGCAGATTATCGGTTATGGCGAAAACGGTGAACGCTGGCTGGTGGATCGCTACAACATCCGCCAGTCGTTGCGCTGCAATGAGCATGGTGAGGCGGAGCCGATCCACCCCGGCGCGTATCCGGAGGACTGGCAGCTGCTGGTCTCCGATGTGCTGGAAAAAACCTATGCGCTTCAGTCTGACCCGACGCGGCGTATGCCGGTGCTGGCCATGGCCGTCGACAGCGGCGGTGAGGAAGGCGTGACCGATAACGCCTATAAATTCTGGCGCCAGTGCCGCCGGGATGGCCTGGGTAAACGTGTTTACCTGGTCAAAGGCGACAGCACAAAGCGCCAGAAAATCATCACTAAAACCCATCCAAATAATACCGAACGCAGCGACCGTCGCGCCGATGCGCGTGGCGAAGTGCCGGTGTATCTGCTGCAGACCGACCTGCTCAAGGATCAGCTCAGCAACAATCTGGACCGTGAGACCCCCGGTGCGGGCTATATCCATTTTCCCGACTGGCTGGGGGAATGGTTCTACGAGGAACTGACCTACGAAGAGCGCGGCGTGGACGGCAAATGGCGCAAGCCTGGCAAGGGCGCCAACGAAGCCTTTGACCTGTTCTGCTATGCCCACGCCGTTGCGGTTCTGCGCGGCTACGAAAAAATTCGTGACTGGGAAAAACCCCCTGCATGGGCTGAGCCGCAGGATCTCAACCCAAATATTCATGAAGGGGAACGCCCCCGGGAGATAACTGTGAAAAAAACAAAACCCGTTCAGTCGCCTGTCCAGGCTGAACCTGAAAAGGGCGCCGGACTGTCCGGCAGCTGGCTGGGATCTTCCGGTAAGGGAGGCTGGCTGTGACGAAAGACGACATCTGGAGAACGCTGCTGATGGTGCGCCAGGCCTACCAGGATTCGCTGGACGGCAAGAGTATCTCCTTCACCGGCGTAAATGGCCGCGCCATTACCAACCACGACCCGAAAGCGCTGCGCGACGAGCTTGAATACTGGGAGCGTCGCTGGCGGGCGGTCAACAGCCGTGGTGGTTCGTACAAACTCGCTAACTTTCTGTAAGGCGTTCTATGGGCATTCTTGAAAGAACACTGGGGGCTATTTCCCCCGGGTGGGCAGCGGCGCGCGCGCGGGACAGACTCCGGCTTAATGCGTATGAAGCGGCCAACCCGTCACGGCTGCACAAGGCCAAAAAGCAAAGCCAGTCTGCGGACACCTCGGTATTTGCAGCAGGCCAGTCCCTGCGGGAACAGGCCCGCTGGCTCGATGAAAACCATGACCTCGTGATCGGCCTGTTTGACAAAATGGAAGACCGGGTAATTGGTGCCCACGGCATCCATGTTGAGCCTCAGCCACTCGATCTGGAGGGCAATCTCCATTCCGATTTTGCCGGGCAGCTTTCGGCACTCTGGGCGGAATGGTCGGTTCGTCCGGAAGTGACCGGGATGTTTACCCGTCCGGAAGCCGAGCGGCTTTTGTTACGTTCAGCACTGCGTGATGGTGAAGTGTTTACACAGATGGTACGGGGAAATGTAGCCGGGTTGCAGCATTCAACCCAGGTACCATTTTCTCTTGAACTGCTGGAGGCGGATTTTGTTCCGTTTAACCTGAACAGTACCTCCGGGCAGCAGATCCGCCAGGGGATTATTGTCAATGCCTGGGGGCGACCGACGGGCTACAGAGTTTATAAGAACCATCCTGCCAGTTTTGCCGGACTCAATGCTGATTTAAAAACTGTTTCGGCTGACAGCATGCTGCACCTGGCTATGCGTAAACGGCTTCACCAGTTAAGGGGGATCAGCCTCATCCATGGCGTGATCACCCGGCTCTCCGATATTAAGGATTATGAAGAGAGTGAGCGCGTGGCGGCACGTATTGCGGCGGCGCTGGGTTTCTATATCAAACGTGGGGATGCTCAGTCTCTTGATACAGAAACCGAGTTTTCAACACCGGGTGGACAGCGCCATTACGATATTGCGCCGGGGATGATTTATGACGAGCTAAAGCCAGGCGAGGATCTGGGCATGGTGGAGTCGAATCGCCCGAATGTTCATCTGTATGAGTTCAGGAACGGTCAGATGCGCGCTGTGGCGGCGGGGACACGTGGCAGTTATTCCAGCATCGCGCGGGATTACAACGGTACCTACAGTTCACAGCGGCAGGAGCTGGTAGAGAGTTTTGAAGGTTACAACGTGCTGCAGCAGTGGTTTGTTGGGCAGCAAAGCCGTCCTGTATACCGAAACTGGCTGGCAATGGCGTTGCTCAGCGGCGTTACCATCCCCAAAGATGTCGACAAAAAATCCCTTTACAACGCGCTCTATCTTGGGCCAGTCATGCCATGGATTGATCCGGGAAAAGAGGCTGCTGCCTGGAAGGCAATTGTCCGTGGGGGGGCAGGCACAGAAGCCGAATGGACGCGCGCACGTGGTCAGAATCCGCAGGAGGTGAAACGTCAGCGTCTCCGGGAAACCCAATTCAACCGAGAAAACGGGCTGGTGTTCGACTCAGACGCCGCCAACGATAAAGGAGTGCTCCCTGATGCAGCAAATGATAAGCCCGCCCCGTCACGGGACGATGATTAACCCCCGCGCCAGTGTGGCTGGTATCGATGCCGCAAACGGTCAGTGCTGGTATGAGATTCGCGCACTGGCTGCAGGACGCGTGGAAATATTTCTCTATGACGTGATCGGCGGCTGGGGGATTACCGCTCAGCAGTTCGTCTCCGACTGTAAGGAGGCCGGGGTGTTTGATGCCAGCGCCGTCGATCTGCATATCCACAGCCCGGGCGGCGATGTGATGCAGGGATTTGCCATCTTTAACACCTTGTCCCGTCTGAAGGCGAAGCTGGATATCTGGGTGGACGGCGTGGCTGCCAGTATGGCTTCAATGATTGTCTGCCTGCCCGGTGCCACGGTGCATATGCCGGAAAACGCCTGGCTGATGGTACACAAGCCGTGGGGCGGGATCGCCGGGGATTCCGATGATATGCGTGATTACGCTGCCTGGCTTGATCGTAATGAAGCGCTGATGCTCAGTGCCTACATGAACAAGACCGGGCTGGGGCAGGAAGAACTGGAGGCGATGCTGAAAGCTGAAACCTGGCTTAATGGCGCGGAGGCGGTGGAAAAAGGTTTCGCTGACACGCTTGAACCAGAACTGCAGGCCGCGGCCTGTGTGAATCAAAATAAACTGAAGGATTACCAGAATATGCCAGAACAGATTAACAACCTTTTTGGGCCGCGTGCCGAAGCCCCTGCAAGTCAGCCGCAACCCGCACAAAACCCGGTGCCGCAGGCCGCAAATACCCCACCGGCACATCAACCCACCCAGCAACCGCTGGCAGGAAATATCGACATTACCGCGCTGGCCGCTCAGCTCCAGCAGCAGATGCAGGCGGCGAATACTGAACGAGTAAGCGCCGTTTCCGCTGTGTTTGATGCGTTTCCTGCTTTCGGCTCGCTGAAAGCAGAATGCATCACGGATATTTCCTGCTCAGCGGAACAGGCCCGCACCAAATTGCTCAATGCGCTGGCGGCAGGCACTACCCCGAGTGCCGGTCCGGGTGCAGTTCACATCCATGCGGGTAACGGGAACATTGTTGGTGATTCCATTCGTGCGGCGGTGATGAACCGTGCGGGCTATGCGCAGGCGGAAAAAGATAACGCCTACAACGGGTATACCCTGCGCGAACTGGCCCGCGCCTCGCTGGTGGATCGTGGTATCGGTATTTCTGGTGTCGGTACCGCACAGGCGATGGTTGGGCTGGCGTTCACCCACAGCAGCAGCGATTTCGGCAATATCCTGATGGATGTGGCACATAAGGCGGCATTGCTTGGCTGGGATGAGGCCAGCGAAACATTCGAACAGTGGACCCGTAAAGGCACACTGACCGATTTCAAAACCGCGCACCGCGTTGGCCTGGAATCACTGGCATCGCTGCGTAAGGTTCGCGCCGGGGCGGAATATAAATATGTCACCATTAAAGATCGTGGTGAGCCTATTGCACTGGCCACCTATGGTGAGCTTTTCAGCATTGACCGCCAGACTATTATCAACGACGACCTGGATATGCTGACGCGTATCCCTCAGGCAATGGGGCTTGCTGCGCGAGCCACTGTCGGCGATCTGGTCTGGGCGGTATTGACCAGCAACCCGAAAATGTCGGACGATAAGCCGTTGTTCCACGCCGATCACGGCAACCTTGTTACAGCCGATCTGACTATTGAAGGGCTGGATACTGCGCGTAAGGCAATGCTGCTGCAAAAATCCGGCGATCGCCGTCTGAATATTCGTCCGGCCTACATGCTGACGCCAGTGGCAATTGAGTCACGGGCAAATCAGCTGATTAAATCCGCCAGTGTACCGGGTGCAGACGCGAACAGCGGGATCGTTAACCCGATCCAGAACTTTGTGACCGTGGCTTCTGAGGCCCGCCTGGATGACAGCAGCCCGACCGATTATTACCTGACTGCTGCGCAGGGGCGCGACACCATTGAAGTGGCGTATCTCGACGGTATCGACACGCCATATCTGGAACAGCAGCAGGGCTTCACTGTGGACGGCGCCGCATTCAAGGTGCGCATTGATGCGGGGGTGGCTCCGCTCGACTGGCGCGGGCTGGTTAAAGTCACCAAAAAATAATGACCGCCGCCTGGCGGTTTTTTTATCCCTGAAGGCGGCGCTGGTCGCCTTTTCCTTTTATGGAGAAAAAACATGGCGAATAACTATCAGCAGGACGGTACCACACTGGATTATCACAATGTGGGTGTTGATGCCGTTTCATCCGGTGCGCTGGTGGCGGTCGGCGGAATTGCCGGGGTGGCACACAGCGATATTCCTGCTGGCGAGTGGGGAATACTGCATATGACCGGTGTTTTTGTCCTGCCTAAAGCGGCAGAAGAAATTGCGGCAGGCCAGAAACTGTATCTGGCTGGCGGCAAGCTGACGGTGGCAAAAGGCGATGATGCAACGCCAAACCCGGTTGTTGGTTCCGCCTGGGGAGCAGCTGAGGCGGATGATGCTGATGTTGCCGTCCGCCTGGGGTTCTGATGAGCCGGTTCCGGGAGCGTTTGGCTAAAGCAGATGCCCGGATTAACCGGGCGTTTGCCGAAGAAGTCCCTGCATGCCTGCAAACGGGTGAAGGCCCGCGTCTGGTGACCGTGATTTTTGAATCACCGGATGCACTGTCGGGTGTACCGGGCGGCGGGGAAATTCAGAACCATTCCCCGGCGTTCAGTGCAATGACTGCGGATATTTCCGGTCTCGAAAAACATGACGGTGTGGTGATCAATACCATCCCTTACCGGGTGACACATATCGGCGCGGATGAAGAAGGGCGGACCCGCGTCACGCTGGCATATGGGGAACCCGGCAAAACACAGCCTCAGATCGATAAATGGAGCTGATATGGCGCGGGAGTCTCGACTGCGGCGGGATTTACCCGTCGATATTGATGTGGATGTTATCTGGCGAATTGCGGACAGTATCGGTGCGACGCAAAAACAGTTCCGTGCAGCATACTCGCGCGCGCTCAGGCGTACTGCCGCCACGCTGCGAAAGAAAGCGATGGCGGATCTGAAAGACGGGCTGGCCCCACGCAGTATGGATCTGGTCCGGCGCCGTCTGCTGTCTTTTCGTCTGGACAGGGGATCGCAACTGGATAACTTCCGGCTCTGGTTCGGGCTGAATGCCATTAAGGTGAAAGACCTTAAAGGACGAATCAACGGGCGGCTGCGACCGCACCATACCCGGCGTGATCGCAACACGGGGCGTTTTATTAAAGCGCGTCGCCAGGCAGAAAACGCCGGATTTTCCCCAAAAGGTAATCTGCTGAGCGAACGGTCGTTTGAAAACGGGGAGGTGTCCCGTTCAAAACGGGATAATCGCCGGACGGTGGTTATTCGCGATCCCCTGACCCGCCGGACACGCGAAGCAGAAATGGATATCTACGAACCGATGCTGAACTACATCGAGGACAACGCATTTGCGGAAGCGATGGAGATTTTTATGCATCACTTTGAAACCGACATTCGCGGGCGCGTAAAAGCCCGTATTTCTGTCTGAGGTAACGAACGATGGCCGAGCCACTGTTGCTGGGGCGGTATCACGATGCCGTGACTGACGCATTAAAAAAAATCGGATGGGTGCGTGATGCCGGTGCGTATCCGGAACGAAATGTTCCCCGCTTTTCGGGCCTGACCACGCCCGCGGTGTATTTCTCGATTAACAGCTGGGAACAGGGCGGAGGTAATGAGGGGCAACTGGGCGTTAATTTAACCTGTGATCTCTTCGTGGTGGTGGATGCTGCCGGATCGGGTGTGAGTCAGCCTGAGATTTTTGTCAGAACCGCTGCGGCCGATATTACCCAATGGATTGACGGGCAGCAGTTTGGTCTGGGCCATATTGAGCCTGCGGTTTTCACCACGGCTGAACGTGATGAGTTTGATCCGCGAATGGATGATTATCTGGTCTGGCGTATTTCATTCACCCAGGCGGCTGCATTTGGTACTGACCCCTTTGCAAACAATGGCATGCCTCTGCAGCAGGCCTGGCTGGGTGCTGCACCTGATACGGGCCGTAATCATGTGGATGACTATCAGCTTATCCAGGAGGCTCAGCCCGATGAGTGATATCGCAGGCGACCTGCAGCGCAGACTGGCGAACCTTGTCCGGCGCGGCGTTATCCATTCCGTCAGGCACGATCGCATCCCAAAATGCCGGGTGGATTTGGGGGATATCATCACGACCTGGCTGCCGTTGTGCCAGGGGTTTTCAGGAACCAACCGGGCGGATTCAAATCCTTATGCCGTGGGGGATGCGGTTACGGTCCTGTCCGAAGCCGGAGAGCTCAACAACGGACGGGTGTTTCCTGGCTGGAACACGGGAAAGCTGCCTGTGCCGGAAGGAAGTGACAGCGAGCACATTACCCGTTACAGCGACGGGACCGAGATCCGTTATGACAGGAACGCGCATGCCCTGACGATTACGCTGGCTGATGGTGGAACTTACAAAATTGTCGGTAAAGGCACGCTGGATGGTCCGGTTGAAATTACCGATACCCTGACAGTTCAGGGCAAAACCTGGATTAATGCTGACACGTCGGTTGCAGGGAATATCGGGGCGTCAAAGGAGATAACGGACAAATCCGGCAGCATGAGCAAGATACGTGAAGTCTTTAACAACCACGATCACCGCGGCGACAGCGGCGGGCTCACCGATAAACCTAATCAGAATATGTGACCTGCTGCGGCAGGTTTTTTTATGCCTGGAGAAAAAACATGTCTCAGTTACATGGCGTTGAAACTATTGAACTCACCTCGGGTACGGTGGCGGTTACCACGATTCAGACCGCCATTATCGGCCTGGTGGGAACGGCACCTGATGCGTCGGGGGGAACAGCCGCATCGGGATCATCCGGTACACCCATTCTCGATAACGTTATCGACTTCACTGCAACAATTAAGGGGCGGGAAGGCAATGTCATCAATGTCGCTGCGCTGGCCGGACAGCCGGCAGCCGAAAATCCTGCTGCGGTTGTGACGTCAGCAAGCTGGGATCCTGAATCGCTGACACTGAAAATCACGCTGGGTTGTGATGAGCACGGTGTTATCACGGCTAAACCCGGAGACGTTGCTGAGGCTGTCGGTGGTGTTGATGGCGCAAAAGTCAGTGCGAGCGGGCGCGGTGACGGGATTGTCCAGCCTTTCAGCCTGCAATTGGCGGGGGGTGAAGATGAACCCTTTCCACTCAATACGCCGGTGGCGGTCGTCGGCACCACGCTGTTATCCCGCCTGGGTGAAAAAGGTACGCTGAAACAGGCACTGACAGACATTAACGATCAGCGTAATGCGCTGACGGTGGTGGTGCGTGTGGCAGATGAAAACGATGTGGCAAAACGACGCGCTGCGGTACTGAAGGGGATCGGCACCCTGTCTTCAGCGAAATCTGTTACCACGTACCAGCCGCGTATTGTGATTGCACCGGGATTCAGTGAGGACGATGCGGTTGGTAAGGGGCTGGAAACCGTGGCCGGGAAATTGCGCGCCGTTGCCTATGTTGACTGCGCCTCCGGTGCGACGCTGCAGGAAGTGGTACAGCGTCGCCAGTCCTATGGCGCACGAACTGAACTGTTGCGCCCGCGGGTCCAGGCAAGCGATGCAGATGGCCAGCTGGTTTATCGGCCTTACTCTGCGTTTGCTGCCGGGTTACGCGCCCGCATCGACTTTGAAAAAGGCTGGTGGTGGAGCAAGTCAAACCAGGACATCAACAACATCCTCGGTGTTGAGCAGATCGATGAATTTATCCTCGGGGATGAAAACTGCGACGCAAACCTGCTCAACATGCAGAACGTGTCCACTATTATCCGCCGGGCGGGTTTTAAACACTGGGGGAACCGTCTGTGTGCTACCAATCCACAGTGGCGTTTTGAATCTGTCCGCCGTACTGCTGATGTTATTGAGGACAGCATTCAGGAAACCATGCTCGAGTATGTTGACCGCCCACTGGATCGGGAAAATGCAGACGACATTATCGGCACCATCAATGCCTATATGCGGCAACTGGTCGGTCTTGGCGCCATATTCGGTGGGCGGGCCTGGCTGGATGAAGAACTGAACACAGCGGAAACCATGGCGTCGGGTGTCCTGTACATCAACTATGACTTTGGTCCGAAATCGCCGACTGAACTTATCAGCCTGCGCGTCCGGGTGAACAATAACTATGCGCTTGAGGAGATGCTTGCAGCATGAGCGATAAAAACACACTACGCGTCTGGACCTTCTTTCGGCAGGGGATCCGTATTCAGGGGGCGCATGAATTTACGCCGCCGTCTCTGGCTATTGTTAAAACGGATTTGCGTACCGGCGCACAGGATGCGCCCACCCCGGTTGATGACGGCATGGAAGCACTGACCTGTCAGGTTAAATTTTATGGGATAGATACGGATATGCTGGCCAGCTTCGGTTTTGTCAGCGGCAGCCGTTCACGCTTTACGGCTTATCAGGGCTATCTCGGTAACGGCACTGCGCGCGGTACGGTTGAGGAAATTGAGGGGTTTGTACAGACCGTCACGCCGGATGCGCGCAGTAAGGACACGCTTTCCGAAAATGCCGTGACGGTTGATATTGCCGTCAGCTACTACCGTCAGTCACTGGACGGGCGCGAACTGTTCGCCATCGACACAGAGCGTTTCGCCCGCCGGGTGAATGGCGTGGATGTGCTTTCTGGCCTGGCTGCCAAAGTGCGTCTCTGATTTTACTGTTATCCCACCACTGTAACGGCCTGCGGGCCGTTTTTTTATGGAGCATCCTATGAGCTTTCCTGGTGAAACCCGCGTTATAAAACTGTATTCCCCCGTATCACTTGATAATGGGGTCGTGATCGATGAAGTCACCATGCGTGAACCGCTGGTTCGCGATCGCATCACTCATGCCAAAGACCGCGGCAACGAAGAAGAGAAAGAAGCCCGCATGATTGCGCTGCTGTGCAATCTCAGTGAACAGGATCTCTGGCTGATGACGGCGGCAGATTACTCACAGCTGCTGGATGCCTTTAACGTTTTTATGCTCCCGCCCGCGAAGCGACCGAAGGCGGGCTCCTCCGGGCAATAAGATTTCTGGGGCGGCGACTGCATTTTCCGATGGCGGAATACCTCGATATGCCGTTCAGCACTTTCTCTGATTTTTTGACCGACGAACTGGAGACGATAAACCGTGGGCGGAATAAGCCAGAACCTTAAGGCCGTCATTACCTTTGGCGGAAACCTGGATAATTCATGGAAACGATCTGCAGATGGTCTGCAAAAAAGCCTGAAAGATGTCGGAAAGCAGTCTGAACGACTGACAAAAGACCAGACCAGACTGGCCGCAGAAATCAAGCGCGCCAAACTGGCCGGTGAAAGCCTGGGGGATTTGAAGCGCCGCTATACCGATGTTTCCAGGGAAATCCGCAAAACGGAGGCGGAGCAGCAGAAACTGAATGTACAGATGCAAAAAGCACAGCGCATTCAGGCATTCAAAGGAGCCGGTAAAGGTCTGTTCCGGCGCGGTCTGGGGATCGCCGGGCAGGTGGGCGGGATGTTTGGATCCGGGCTGGCTATTGGCGGTGGCGGTGTGGTGGCTTCAGCTCTTGGCACACTGATAGCGCCAGCTGCCACCAATGCTGAAACGGCAACCCGCACTAATGTCGCAAAAAGTTACGGCGTGGACGTGGCCACGTTTAATGCCTGGGATTCTCTGGCGAAGCAGTACGACATGAATGCGGAAAACATTGGCGATCTCTTTGAAGAGTATCTGCACAAATCCGGGGAGTATAAACAGAACGGTAAGCAGGGCTCGCTGCAGGATGCGTTTGAAACGCTCGGGTTCAAAGCGGGGGATTTTGCCGGGCTCAGCGATATGGCGCAGTTTGACAAAATTGTTGAACGGGCGCTCAGCCTTCAGGACGAGTCAAAAGCCTCCTTCGCACTGGATTCTCTTCTTGGCGGGGAAGCGAGCAAACTGCTGATGCTTATCAAGCAGTCTGGCCGGAGCTACCGCGATCTGATGGACGAACAGCGGCGCTACAACCTTGTGACCAAAGAGGGGGCTGATGGGGCGGTTGCGGGTAATCAGGCTATCAATAATCTCCGCACTGTTTTCTCTTCTGCGGTTGCAGAAATTTCCGGGCAACTGGGAAATGAACTGGCGCCGGATATCCGTAATCTGACAAATGATCTTGCTGACTGGTTCAAAGGTGGCGGGATCAAGCGCATTGTGACTTTCCTGCGAAACGACCTTTATCCCGGCGTTCTGTCGTTCGGGCAGGGGGTGGTTTTTGTCGGCAAAATTATTTACGCGCTGGCTAAAAAACTGTCCTGGTTACTTCCGGATGAACGAAATGATCAGCGTGACGTACTCAAAACGCTTGCGGCAAATGGGATAGAAAGAGCGCGTTTCAGGGCCAGCCAGAATGGACAGGGGGAATGGTTTGACCAGCAACTGAAAGAGCGCCCGGACCTGCCGCAAAAAGTTAAGCACTCCTGGGAATCCACCCGGGGATTGTTTGGCTTTGATTCTGATGATGAAACATTTAACAAATCGCTTGATAAATATCTGTCACCGGAAGGCGGCGACTCGCTTTTAAACTGGAATGCGGCGCTACAGCAAAACAAGGACCATGTCGCGCAAACCGTTAAAGAGGAACCGGAAAGCAGTGCCGGAGCCTGGGATAATTACGCGCATGAGCCGGTAACATCTGCCAGTCAGTGGGAAAGAGAACCATCAGTACTGACGTACAGCCAGGGGGAAGGAGAAAGCGCCCGCGCAGGGGATAAGTATCCGAATGTTCCCCTTTTTCCCGCCGGGCAGCAGGACAGGAATGTTACTGCAACAGACAGTTCACCTGCTGAGCCGGTGATTCTGAAAGACGAGAGCACGGGCGGTTACTGGGAAAGTCTGCTTCAGAAAATGGATGTACTGGATAAGCAGCCGCCATCACGGCAGATAACCGATAACCGCAAATTTGAGTACCACTTCGAAATTAATGCCGCGCTGGGACAGGATGAGAAAGCCATTGCCGATGAAGTGACCACGGTGACGAAAAACAATTCTGCCTTTAATGGTGATAACAGCCTTCTGGATGGAGGACTTGTCTGGTGAGTGAAATTATCCCGATATTTGAAGATTCCGGCCAGCGCGGTGCAGGCGCATTACGGGGTGGGCAGGAAGCCCGCGTGATGATGATGCTGGGGAATTTCGCCTTTTCGATTGATACAGCGGCTTATCATCAGCTCACCCGTGAGGCCAGCTGGCGCTGGAGTGAGCAGGAACGCATCGGCAAACAGGACCTTCTTCAGTACACCGGAAAGCCCGGGCGTACCGTCAGGCTTGAAGGGCAGTCTCATGCCTTTTTCCGTAAAGGGGTGGAAGGGGTGAATGATTTATTTGATCTTGCCGATCAGGCGAAACCCCAGCAGCTTGTCAGCGGAGAAGGCGATGTACTGGGGTGGTGGGTGGTGACCGACTTTTCAGATACGACGAGTAAGTTTTTACCGGGTGGCGGTCACCGAAACAAAAACTGGACGATGACGCTAAAACACTATGCCGACGATCTATCAAACCCGTGACGGAGATGTACTGGATGCAATCTGTGCCGTGCATTACGGTACTGAAAATCTTTCAGATTCAGTGACTCAGGTTCTTGAAGCCAATCAGGGGCTGGCAGATCAGGGGGCTATGTATCCTTCCGGCCTGTATATCACACTGCCGGATCTGGTGACGCCCGTAGCGGAATCGCCATTCAGTTTATGGGATTGATATGGCAGATCAGACAGCGATGCCGGAATATGCGCCGGCCTTCAGCATTCAGGCCGAAGGGAAAGATATAACCCGGGTGCTGCAACAATGCCTGAGTGAACTGACCCTGACGGATTATGGTGGGGCAACAGCAAAAGCCGATGAACTGAAAATCAGCCTCATCTCTGAAACACTGGCACTACCCACTAAAGGTGCCCGGCTTCGGGTTGCTCTGGGATTCAATGACCAGCTGATCGATAAAGGCTGGTTTGTTGTCAGTGGTGTCTCGAGCAGCGGCCCGCCAAGGCGTATTGAGCTTTATGCGACCGCCGCGCCGATGAACGCCCAGAAACAACCCGGAGATGTGACAAGCCAGAAAACCCGGAGCTGGGATAACCTTCGCCTTGCCGATATTGTCAAAACAGTGGCCACCGATAACGGGCTGATCCCCCGCGTGGCCCACGCGCTCAAAGATATTTATATCAATCACATCGATCAGGTGGCGGAATCCGATGCCAACCTGCTCGCAAGGCTTGCACGTGACTACAACGCAGTGAGCAAACCATCAGGAGGCTACTGGCTTTTTTTACAGCAAGGGGCCACGGCAACGGCTTCAGGGAAGCAGACTGGCGGGATCACCGTCACACCGGATGAAGTATCAAACTGGTCCTACAGTGAAGGTGAGCGGGGGAGTTCGACGGGGAAAGCCACGGGGAGCGGAGGAAAAGCCAAAGAGAAAATTGGTGTGCGTTATTACGACGAGGAGGATGGTACGACAAAGACTTCCTCCGTTGAACATGATGGTCCGGCGATGACCAATCCCTATACCCAGTCGGAGAAAAACACCGCCGAGCAACAGGCAAACTCCAGGAAAACACAGGCGAAGCGTAACGAGCAGAAAATGACGCTCACGGGGCCATGTCGCCCTAAACATGTTCCGCTGACAGCAGAAGCAAGTGTGTCGACTTCCGGTTTTGGCTCCCGTGAGGATCGGGCATGGGTGGTTGAGTCTCTGGTCTTTTCTCTGACGTCAGCAGGATTCAGCTACACCTACAACCTTGTCGTGGATATTCGTAAACCCGCAGCGGCTTCGAAAAAATCAGAAAAGCAGGACAAAACAGGCCCGTCCTACTTCGGTTAACCCTCCCGCCATCCGGCGACTCAGCAACGGAATTTAATCATGAACGGTGTAAACAACCGGACCGGAAAACGCCTGTCCGGCGTCGCCCATTTGCGCCAGTCGGTCAGCGACATACTGACCACGCCCATCGGGAGCCGGGTTCTTGTCCGGGACTATGGCAGTGATCTGTTTTCGCTGGTGGATAACCCCCGGGATGATTTGACCCGACTACAAATAATCGCCGCGTCAGCGACTGCACTGGCCCGGTGGGAAACGCGGCTGAAGGTAAGACGTGTGCTTGTTTCCTTTCCTGAAGGGGAGTCCGGCTGTGTGCTGGATATCGAGGGGATCAACAAGGAAACCAATTTACCTGTCAGAACGGGAGACATAACGATTTATGGCAAGCAGCTATGACGTGATCAACCTGTCCGAACTGGACGTACCGGATGCCATTGTGGTGCCGGATGCGACTGAAATCTTCACCCGGTGGCTGGCGCGCCTGCGGGAACTTGATAAGCAGTTTGATGCGCTGGTGGAATCCGATCCAACGTTTAAACAGGGGGAGGTGAATGCCTACCAGCTGACGCTTGCGTTTCAGCGGGTTAATGATGCCGTGCGGGCGGTATTTCTCGCGAGTGCAAAAGAGGCAGACCTTGACCAGATAGGTGCTGCATTCAACGTTAAACGTCAGGTTATTAAGCCCGGCGATCCGCTTGCCATCCCGCCCGTGGAGCCTGAACTGGAAGACGATGCGGCATTTCGCGAACGTATCCAGCTTTCATGGGCGCAACTGAATACAGCAGGCGCGCGTAACTCATACCGCTTTCATGCGAAGTCTGCCGATACGGATGTGCTGGATGCCGATGCCTATGGGCCGGAAACTCATAACCGACCAGGCTACGTTGATGTTTATGTCCTGTCACGCACCGGGGATGGGACAGCGGGACAGCCCCTGCTTGATAAGGTTAACAGCACACTGAATGCAGATGAAATCCGCCCGTTAACTGACTATGTGACGGTAAAAAGTGCCACGATTGCAAACTATGCCGTTACGGCGGAGCTGGAAATTCCGGAAGGACCGGACGCCAGTACGGTGCTGAATAATGCCATCGATGTTTTACGGTCATACACCACGCTTTCCCATCGGATTAAAACCGTTATCCCGCTGTCCGCCATTTATGCCTCGCTGCAGCAATCCGGCGTGGTCCGGGTAAGGCTGATTTCTCCGATGGCAGATCTGGAAGCGGAACCGGGTAAAGCCCCCTGGTGTACCGCCATTAATGTCACCCGCAGGGAGGTAAGCAGCAATGACGGCTAAGTTTCGATCTCTGCTACCTCCTGGCGCATTTCATGAAGAGCGGGCGCAGGAGCAGGCCAGCGCTGAGCAGATCGCCACCCTCGATACCAATATGGTGCGCAAGTCCAAAAATCCTGACACCTGTCCGGCGCATCTTCTCCCCTGGCTGGCCTGGGAGCATGCCGTTGATTTCTGGGATGACGGCTGGACGGAAGCGCAGAAGCGACAGGTGATAAAAGATGCCGCTTATGTTCATCAGCACAGGGGAACGGCCGGGGCGGTACGCCGTTCTCTCGGGTCTGTGAACCTGCCCACGACCGTTGTTGAGTGGTGGGAAGACACGCCGCGCGCTGAACCTTACACCTTCCGGATCGAAGTACAGAGCAGTGAGGGGGTCAGCGACGCTCTCTATCATCAGATCCGCCAGCTAACCGATCGGGCCAAGAACCTGCGCAGCTATCTGAGCAAAATTGATGTGATGGTGAATGTGGGTATGGCCGGGGCTTTTTATATTTCGGGTGCGACAACAGCGCATATCGATGTGGACATCTTTGCCGGGGAATCTCATGGCTGATTACTACTCAATTATCACTAACCGGGGTAAAGAACTGGAGGCGGAGGCGCTTGCCAGTGGTCGCCTTATTGTACTGACTCACTTTGTGGTGGGTGACAGTAATGGCAAGCAGGTCAAACCCGATCCATCGCAAATCCGGTTGATCAATGAAACGTACCGGGGAGATATCGCTGAGCTGGTGGTGTCCCCGGAACAGTCCACGCAGTTAATGGCGAAAATCGTTCTGCCGACCGGGGTTGGTGGATTCACCGTTCGCGAAGTTGGTTTAATGACTGACGCCGGAGAGCTTTACGCGGTGGCAAACTGCCCATCGATCGATAAGCCGGTGGGCGGTGTCAGCGTTAATATGCAGTTTCGCCTGGCGGTATCAGATACCTCAAATATCACGCTGAATGTTGCAACCGGCGACGGGTTATTTCTGCGTATTGACCAGTACCTGAAAGAGATAAAAGCGCGCGGTGCGGAAGCACAAAAAACATCGCGTGAGTCGATTGGTGTCCTCGATGGCACGACACAACAAAGAGGGCTGGTTCAACTTAACAGCGCTGTGAACAGCACCAGTGAAACGCAGGCTGCCACCCCTGTGGCAGTTAAGATCGTAATGGATAATGCGAATGCGCGACTGGCTAAAGACCGGAACGGCGCGGATATACCGAATGTCGCATTATTTCTACAAAACCTTGGCCTGGTAGAAACGATAAATCGAGCAGCCGGTTCGCTGCAAAAAAAACAGAACGGCGCTGATGTACCGCAACCGGATTCGTTTGTACGTAATATCGGTGCCGGGCGAGCTTTCAGTGGCTCGGTCAGTATTGGTGGAGGCGGTAACTGGAAAACAGCGGACTTTATCGTCTGGCTTGAAAATCAGGGGGCATTTAATCATCCCTATTGGGTATGCAAAGGTTCATGGTCCTACGGTGATAACAGGGTTATTACGGATACGGGATGCGGGAATATCAGTCTTGCTGGCTCGGTAGTGGAGGTTATGGGAGTACGTGGTGCGATGACTATTCGTATTACTACGCCAACCATCACCGCAGGAAATGGAACGCCTTCCGCTCAGTTTACCTACATCAATCATGGCGATGGTTACTTGCCTGGCTGGCACAGGGATTTTAACACGGCAAATCCTCCTTATGAGTATTACCCCATAGGCGCACCCATACCATGGCCTTCGGATATACCGCCTGCTAACCATGCGCTTATGCAGGGTCAGGCGTTTAATAAATCTGCCTACCCATTACTTGCTGTGGCATATCCAACGGGTGTTATTCCTGATATGCGTGGCCAGATGATTAAGGGCAAACCTGATGGTCGTGCTGTCTTGTCTCAGGAGCTGGATGGTATTAAGTCACACGACCACGGCGCAACGGTCGCAGCTACCGACCTCGGAAACCGTGACACTACCGGGTTTGATTACGGTAATAAATCTGTTTCGGCTTTTGACTATGGCACGAAATCAACAAGCAGCGGAGGCGAACACGCCCACTCGTTAGATGTTTATTATCTCAACACTTCCCAGCAGGCAGCGAAAGTTGGTGCCGGTGGTCAGTGGGCTGGCGGGGTGGGAACTCAGGGAACTTATGTGGGTGGGGCGCATGCTCATTCTGTTGGTATTGGTGCGCACGACCACATTGTTGGTATCGGAGCACATGCTCACTCTGTCTACATTGGTGCGCACAGCCACGGCGTAACTGTTTCGCCGTCTGGTCATGCAGAAAACACCGTAAAAAATACCGCATTTAACTACTTAGTGAGGCTTGCATAATGGCTTTTAAAATGACTGATTCCAACCGGGTAATTACAATCTATAACCTTTCATCAGCAACGAATGAATTTATCGGTCAGGGTGATGGATTTATCCCTGCTAATACAGGGTTACCCGCATACAGTACCGATATTGAGCCGCCTCTGGCGAAAGATGGTTTTGTCGCTGTATTTAATTTTGAGTCAGAAAAATGGTCACTTGTTGAAGACCATCGAGGGAAAACGGTCTACGACATTCATACAGGGGAAGCCGTCACAATTAACCAGTTAGGTAAGTTACCTGACGATGTGGTTTCTGTTGCGCCCGAAGGCCATTTTGTGAAATGGGACGGAAAAAAATGGGTTCATGACACTGAAGCTGAAAAAATGGCACAGATTACGCAGGCGACACAGCAAAAAGAAAGCCTTCTTGCTCTGGCTGCTTTAAAAATCGCACCTTTACAGGATGCAGTTGATCTGGATATTGCAACTGAAGCGGAAGCGGCACTTTTACTGGCGTGGAAAAAATGCCGTGTCTTGCTTAATCGAGTTGATACCTCAAAGCCGGAATGGCCTCCTCTCCCGGATATAAAGGCCAGTTGATAAGGTGCCACAAGAACGGGCGGCAGCGAAAAGCGGAAGTTCATAATTCCTTTGGACAATCCTCCTGGGTGGTTATTATATAAATAAACAGCCACAAAGAGAGTGGACATGACATTGTTTGAGGAATGTAAGGCGTTGCTCAAGGCAGATTTTGATGTTGTGGAAGGGGATGATTTGAGCATGGTAATGGATATTTTTCATCAATATCCATGGCATAGCGGTAATCTCATATGGTCAGAAATGGATTTCAGCGATTATGAACTCACTCATGAGATGTTTAACAGGAGAGACTTAGGCAATAAAACTGTATTTGTCATAGCGGATGATGCCGATGTGCCCGTGTTCAGAACCCATCTACAACTTATTGTCGATAATATCTACGATATTATCGCCATACCACCTAATCTATTTATTTTTAACGATAAAATAATGATTAAGCCTTTATTTCCTCATGATTTTATACGGTTTAGTCTGCGAAAGTGATGAGCAGAAATACTGACTTACTCTCTGTTTATCAACTCAGACTGTTGTTAGCAACGTTCGCTCCTGGCACTTTGCTGCCATTCATAGTGGTAGCTTTAAAACTTTGAGCGAAGGCCAGAAAATAGAACTTATAATTGAAAATTGACAGAAAGGTCCTTCTGGTGGCAGTTTTTCGCTATTTAACGCTTAACTTTATCGCGTAGTGCGCCGTTAAAGCTTGGGGGTTAAGTCGTCTCTAAACTTACCAGTCTGGCCTCCCGGTGGGGCTTTTGCTTTTGTTAGACTTTATTTTTAAAGACTCAACCTTTTTTTCGGCAAAGGTATTTACCTTTAATTACACCATCATAAAAACGGCCTTTGGATTTTGCCGTTAGAAAGTCATTATGAGTTTTTTCAGACACTTTAATGAATTGATAGGCTACTGAATCTACAAAAGCCACCTCCAGCACTTTTTCTGATGAATAATAACTTATGGATTTGATTCTTGATGATATGACTTTCTGAAAGTGCATATTATTTCCTCATTGTTAACATCTTTTCTAACCCATAGTACACCCATAGATGTCTTTCAGGGTTGTTTCACAAAATTATTTTTTTGGTGAAGCGATTGTCAAAGACACCTGCACCGGTTGACTTATGAATCATGAATATTATTATCTCTCCGTCTTGTTAAACAAACTTATGGAGGACAGGTGTTGGGCTGGAAATTACTAATTGGCTTTCTTTTTGTCACCATCATTGGGTTTGCACTATTTGGTTTCATTTTTTCACTCCAGCAACTGCAGTAAAATGGCAGTCACCCTTGCTACATGCCATTCATGAAAAACAAAAACCCGCTCAGGGCGGGTTTTTTATCACGTTCACTTATCTGCTCAGGTCAGTGCCGTCATCGCTGTCGTAAGCGTCTGTGTCGTTATCGGCAATTAAAGCGCGACTACGTTTCCGGCAGCCGGACCTTTGGCACCATTCTCAATCGAGAACTCAACCTTCTGGCCTTCCTCGAGCGTTTTATAATCATTGCTCTGAATGGCAGAGAAATGAACAAAAACATCTTTGCTGCCGTCAGCTGGCGTAATGAAGCCGAAACCTTTGTCAGAGTTAAACCATTTTACTAAACCAGTCATTTTATTCGACAT